GAATAATTTGAACTTTTGTAATGTTTGAAGAAACTGCTTCATGACTATCATCAATAATCTTTTGGAATTTACTATATTTAAATCTTGCGCCATACCTATTCAATTCCGATGAATTAGAATAGTTGGTAATATTGTTCAATATCGATGTTTTTACTGTATCAGAACTTTCTGCGAGGTTTGAATCATAGTATGCAGTTACATCAACTTCAACATAAACATATTTCAGATCAAGAATTTCTGGAACTATTCCAGCAACAGCATACTTTCTAAGTTCTTTCTTTAAATTGTCTTTAATTGAGTTTGGAACAAAGGGTCCATAAAATGGTTTTATAGTAATAAAAACTTTTCCATACTGGGGAGGATCTAAATCTTCTCCACCAAAAACAGAAACCGATTGAGTTTCTGGATATATTTTAGGAATCAAAGTCTCATAGTCTGATGCAGTCACTGCACGATTCTGTGCCGCATAAAACCTTGGCGCATATTTTTTAATGGATTCTATAGACTCAATCTCTTTTCCTCCCTGAGAAGAGATGTTTGTGGTTACCTGCGATATACCGGAAGTGATTGTACGATTGTTGTTATCTAATATTCTCCCATTAAAAATAAAAGATGATACACCGTTTCCATTTTCTCCATTTGTAATTATATACGAGACTTCAATATAGTTTAATGGTTGGAGTTTTTCTCCAAATACTCCATCCCCAAAAATTAACTCACACCTTTGGTCTTCAACTTCTTGAAGGAAAAATACTCTGGATGATGAGGTGACTGCCAATAAACTATTAGAAAATGCAAATTTTCTTGATGTAGTGCTTGATTGAGTATCTTTTACAGATACTGAGATTAAAGAAGTATCAATACTTGCATTATCCAGAATATATCTTTGGGGAGGAGATGGGTTTTCCGATTCAACTATAAAATTAGTTGTAAGAAATGTCCCTTCATAAATCTGGATATCTTCAAATAGTGCTATTCCATTCACAACAGGAACAGTTACATCTGATGGGAGGACAAATGAATAGCTTTCGGATCCAAAAGTATTGGATGATGTACAAACAACTCCTTTCTTAAGAGTTAATGTAATGGGTTCTGGAGTAAAATTTGTAGTGTCTACAAAGAATGATATTGATGCTTTTGCTGCAGTTCTTGATCTTGGTAAATATCCAATATTTCTTGCTAATGAAACGACATTTTCCCTTAGTGTCGCACCATCAATAAAAATCTCATTGCTAATCATGTTAGCATTATATGAGGATATGTAAGTATTATATGCTAAAACGTCAATTAATGTTGATAGGTTGGATCCCTCAAAATCATAATCAGTAAAATTCGAATTCGACCTGAGATAATCTCTGATCGAAGTTCTTATTTGGTCAAAGTCTAGATTGGTAAAGTTAACTAATGCCATTAGCGTGTTGGCTGAAGTGTGAATGATAATTGTTGAGGAAGAGCATCAATACCGATGATATAGTATTCTACCGTAACATTAAAAGAATTATTATCAAAATCTGGGTCAACAACTACATCAATTAAGTCAACTCTTGGTTCAAAGTTTTGAATAGTTCTCTGAATTTCATCCCTGACAATTGATGCCGAGATGTCATCCATATTCTCAAAGAGAGAACGACTCACCTTTGACCCCAGACCTTGATTAAAGAATTTTTCTCCAGGGTATGTAAGGACTAAGTTTCGAATGGATCTGGAAATAGATGTCTCATTCTTAAGTGCAATCAGATCATAATTGATCGGATTTACCTGAAAGGACATACTTAGATCTTTAAAGTCTCTACTTACCCTTTCTACAGGCATAAAATTAAATAAATCTAACTTATTTATCAGAGATTTTTTGATTCGTAAAGAGGTTCAGTACCATATTCCCAGTCATCATAATCCTCATCATTGCGAATTTTTGCATGAATTTCGTTTTGATGGTGAAAATCATGCTTTTTGGGGTTTAGATCATCGTTTGCGATTTCTCTAAGTAGTTTTTGGACCATTTTGCACTCCTGATTATTGAAAATCAGAACTTTTTACGGGGTTGCTATCCCGATATTTGTAATTTCGTACATAAAATCGTCAGATGTCTCAATTTTGCGACGATTTTCGACTGAATATTCGGTTAAATCAATCTCATAACCTGGATTTTTGGTAATTCTATTCTTTGTCCATGCATCGTCATACCATAAAATCTTATTATTTGGATATGCATAGAAATTGCCATTGTCCATCTTGAAGAAATGAGCACATTTATGCTCTGGAGTCTCACTAAAGTTAGTATTCAGTGTAGATTTTGACTCCCATGACCAATCAAGAGTGAACATATAAGTTCCTTCATTCTTTTCTCCACGATAATTGATCAATTCTGCACGCAAGTTAGCAAGCCTTGAACGTACTTGAATATCGATATAAGGAGAAAAGCAATCCCACCACATACACTCTTCTAATTCGGGTACTGGTGCATCGGGTTTCCAACAGAATGCATGAATAGGTCTTCTTGTCCAGTTCACCCCATTCTCTAAAAACGCCTCAAAGAGGGGTACGTGCTTCTCTAAGGACGCTACAGAGTGTACATCGCATAAAGTTACCTCCCCATGACCTTTTTTATGATTATAAAGAAATTCATTACGAATGTAACAAGTGATTGTAGGGAGATTGTGATTTAAATATGACATAAATTCCTAATAAAAAAAGCAGGAATTTCTTCCTGCTCTATCTATATTAATTATCGCCCTTGACCACGATATTTTTTCTTACGTCCATTACGAGATGTTGCGCTTAATAGAGTACGCGCTGATCGCCCTTGACGGGTCTTCTTTGGTGCTCCAGGTTCAAAGTTTAGTTTATTAGATCCACCTTTAGCCATTAAGTTTCCTCCAATTCAATTAAGTTTAAATCAAATTCCTCATCCGAGTAAAAACGCTCAGAGAGTTCATGGAGGACCTCAGTACATTCTTCTGCACTCAGGTCCTTATAAATCTTACGTCCTTTATAAAGTACGTTGTAAGTCTTCATCAGATAATGCGAGTTTTCTCGTGTCCAACGCGAATACGAGGATCGCACCAGATTTCAAAACCTGCATCCTTTGCATCAAGGCAGAAGGAAACGTCTTCACCACACATGTCTTGAACCTTACCAGATTCAAAAACTTGCATCTTGGGAGCAAACCAAGGATATTCGAGATTTTCGAACACGCCGTTCTTAATCAGTACCCAACCAAATCCAGTGTAATCAACGGTAAAGGGCTTACGACGCTTTGCCATGGTTTCCAGTGTCTCATGATTCATGACTCCACCGTTCTTGCGGAAATCATCTTCCTCCAACCAATGTGCGACAGAACTTGTGCTTCCATCTTCAGTACAGTACCAACCTGCAACAACTTCTTTCTCATCTCCCTCTTCGGAAAGTGCTAGATCACAGAGTTGCCAGAATTTGTTTGAATCAAAGACAATATCCGAGTCAATCCAAAGTTGATAGTCATAATTGAGTTTTCCATCCCAAGGAATTTGCTTGGGACCACGGAGAACATTTGCACCAAGACACTTGCATCGTGCAAAGTTTACCATCGACGAATAATCTTGAGAGATCTGGATTGCCATTCCATTCTGTACAAGATCAAAACAAAGTTGTACAAATGCCTTCAGGAAAATAAACGAGCATCCCCTTCCAGGTAGACAGAATACAATGCTCTTACCTTTCATTCTTTCTTTAATAGCATCGTAATCCCAGTCTTCTGTGGATTGTTTTTTCGGTGCTACAGTTTTTACAGTAAATCCTTTTGCCATAAGTCGAAATAGATTTCAGTTCAAATTTTAACAGACTATATATGTGTTGTCAATATGAAGATTCTTGGATGACCTTTTTAGCTACTGTGAGTTCCTCATAGCTTAGGTCTTCTACACTATACTCAGTCTGCACAAGATCTACCATATTTTTCAGTGTGTTCCATGTTACATCAAATTCATCCTCCTTTAGAGAATGAAACAAACACCTTTCCTTTGCATATATGTGATATATTTTTTCTGTATGCGTCATAAAAATATCCGGAAATTTTTTCTTTCAGTTTTATTTTGTTACAGCATTATATATCACAATTATACAAAAACCCAGTGCAATAAAAAAAGGGCGCGGATAACGAATCATCCACCCTGCAAGAACAACTTTCCAAAAATTCCAGTAGGGCGTCCTACGATAATATCTGCGTCTTTTTACAGACCTCATTATACCTCCGGAAATTTTTTATGGGATTGATAGTTCTCTCGCGTTTTGTCACCTCTGTAGGTTAGGGACTTAGGGGTTTTTATAAACGCAACGCCGCGCGGCGCCATAACAAAACGGCGGCAATTAACTGCCGTATCACTATCATCACCAAGCATAACATAAGCGCCCTCCAGTGTCAACCAGAGGGCACACAGTTAGTATCAGAACTCGATGCTATCTGCAGTCGGTTCACTGTTATAACCCTCTGCAACATTATCAGCAGTGAGTGTATCCAGAATGGACAGGATCTCGCTGCCAGTGTTACCTTGTGCCAGCATCGAAAGCATTACGGTCTTGGACATGTTGTGTTCTTGTGTGTTAGTTAAGAGTGAACAGTAAGTGTTGATCAGTTGGCAAAGACTTCAGCGCAACTATCAATACCCTCCTGCTCAATGTCGGAGACGATAACATCGAGGATCGACAAGATTTCGTCGCCAGTGTTACCTTGTGCCAGCATGGAGAGGATAACTTGCTTGGACATAATAACGAAGAAGTGTGTTAGTTAAGAGTGAACAGTAAGTGTCTTTATAGGGCGCATCTTATTCCCCTTGAGTGTTAGTCTAGATCAGAAATCAAACACGTCTGAGTTAAGTTGAATGACGTTCACTTTAGGGTCGTTGAATGATACTCCGTCAGGCGTACGTACGATGATACCTTCCAGTGAATCTACGAAGTCTTGATAACTACCTGCCTCCATAGCAATGTCATACAAACCCTGATCATTGTTGATCCAGAGAGCAACATTCCACGTCTCGTAATTCTCCCAACCGTTATAGGTGGTATCGAGAACGTTGGACTGATAAGTGACGGTCATTGTGTGTTCAGTGAGTGTTAGTTAAGAGGTGATAATCAGGCAGCGGGCATAACACCAGCGAGCATCAGATTGAGGTTGGTTGCGTTATGCCGATCTTCGATTTCTTTGGTGATCTCGACATCACCTTCCATACGGATTTCGTGCATAAACTCATACCAAGCATCGAACAGATCCCAACTCTGAGCAGCGAGAACTTGAAAGGCATTCTCGATAGCAGTGTTCAGTTCGATTTGAGACATTTAGTGGTTTCTCTTGAGTGTTAGCGGGGCGGTGAAGTGTGCCCCTCATACTACTAAGACACTTTGGAGGTGAGCTATTTCCTCACTCAGAGATCACCAACGGTCAGGTGTACTTAGGTCCTCAACGTAAGAATCACACTTCTCTGCACCTTCCAACTTGAATAACTTCTCCCAGTCAATCTGGTGTGGGTCGAAGTCACCGAATACTGATAGATCTAGAGTGATCCTATAACGCTGCTTCTGTGCTTGCTGATATGCAACTGACATAAGTACGCTCCGTTGGTGTATGTGAAACACTATAAGATGCCTGGAAGAACTTGTCAAGTCCTTGGGGGTATTTATGGTGGGGTGGTGGATTTTGGCGGGGGGATTGTGAGGATTTTGTGACCCCGGAGTTGACAAAAGTGCGGTCCTTATGTTATGCTCTGTAAGATCACAAGACTCCAGAAGGTTTATAAGGTATCATCACACATATCTCGAAGGTTTATAAGGTATCAAGCATACTTTTTCCACAGAACTAACACTTTTTACACACATTTACACATAGTTTTCCACAACCATTGTGGAAAAGATAAAACGCTCATATACATTTAAAAACACATTTAATCAATAAAAAAACACTTTTTTAACGTTATTTTGGCATAAATGGCATAAAAAAAGGATGCTGATTAGGCATCCCTATGTGTATTCAATCAAGTGCTAATCTGTACCTTGCATATTGTTCTGCATCTTTACGTTTGCGGAACATTGCTAACTCACCTTCAAATCGTAGAGGCAGATACCTATACTTCTTTCCTTCCTTTGTCATTACAATTCGGGAGAATAGGTACAGAGCAAAGTTACCTTGTGGCATTTTCTTTCCTTCCTTTTTAACAATGAAAGGGAGAACTTTGTTATCGTTAAATGCTTTGTTTGAGAGTAACATTGTCGAATTGATTATCAGAAACGAATGATAGGTTGATCTAAATTAAAAGCATCACATTCTTGAGTTGAATACACTAACTCTACGCTTGCATAATAATACATTGGCAAATCAAATCCAGAGTCACAAATAACAACATCTTCATTCAGTTGATCTTCAGTGAGAGATTGTAGTTGTGAGAGAAGTTCTTTGTAAGTCATTGGTTCAGTTAGAGTGAAGAATGGTGAGCATCTTTTGGTAATAGTTGTCTGCTTCTACCTCACATTGATGAGACTGTGTTGCATCTTCAATCTCGTATTGTTTCATATTAAGAGAGTGAATCACGTTGTCTAAAAGATCAGTGAGAGCAGCAACTTTTTGTGTGTCAGTCACTACAGATTCACCCAAAGTGCATTAGCAATAATATCACCAGCACCAGCGATATTATCTCTTACAATCAAACGAAGAGTTTCTGCACCTTGAGTATGTTTGTGCATCTCTTGAATGTTAATTTTGGTTTGAGGATCGTTGGCAGATTGTACGATCATTTCAGCAATAGATTGAATCATTTCAGTATTCATAACAGTGATAATCATCGTTCAGTTATAGATACCAATAAGCGCCTTCAGGATCAAACAATGTCCAATTAACTAGATCTTCTTGAATGATATTTTCTTGGGCAAAATCTCTTGCTTCTTGTTCAGAATCGAACTCATGAAAGTCGAGAATGTCATTGTCATTTTGTAGCAGGTAAGTCATTAGTTTCCGTTGATAAGATTCCAGAATTGTTTGTTGTTTAGTCCAGGAATGTGTGGGTACTTTGTTTCATAATACCCAGTCACATGTCGCTTCCAGGCAGTAATTGTGAAAGACAAATGAAACAGAAAAAACTTCACTTAAGCACCATACCTTCAGTGAAAGGAATTGTGTTGCCATTATCAATCACAAACCATTCGAAGTCACGTTGAAAGATACGGGCATCATTTCCGTGCTCTTTCAGAATAGCATTGAGACGTGATTTGGTGGTAGGAGTTTTATACCCACAGGTGTAAAGTTCAAGGAAGGTATCACCAATCGTTGCGATATGATTGCCATGAAGCATAACATATGAAGCATCACGTTCGGGCGAATAAGTTACCTCCGTGTTGTCATTTTTCCAGTCAGTGCAATCAATGATTGCTTTATTCATTTGGAGTTCAATCTTTCGCATGGTAGG